AAAATTCAGTTCATTTGAAAAGTTTCCCACTCAAACTAGTTTTAGTTGCAGAAACTTTAAAATTTATTCACTTGTATAAATCGAACAAAACATCTATATCTTGAAGTCTTCATACGTTACAATCTATATCATCACCTAAAGACATTAAGTAATCAAAAGTAATGCCCCCAAACCTACATAATGCTCGAAATATAGCATTGTTTATAATAGAACCGAATATAGAAGTAGTTTTAATTCCACTCATTAATCCAAATTCTACACGTTTTCAATATCTCAAATCACCTTAATTATATACCAGATATGACTTTTCTTGAAAAGTGTCAGCTATTTTCATAAGTTTATCATATATAGTTTTATCGTATATAAAAGTATTAGCTAACTATTGTATTATGTAAGTTTAAAGTTGCATAGGTATACTCATATCAAATGCACTGATATCTATAGGTATTGCATAATCTTTCATTAGATCGAATCATCACATTAATAGTTTGAATCACTAATTTTTACCTAATAAAGAGACTATATTAACATCTTTTCATTTACTTCCTAATACACTACGGTCACTCTAAGTAAATAAAGTATATATGAAAACAAAATCTTCATAACAATTAGTATCAGTGTTAACAAATTGTCAGACCTTCCATTATTCTAACTTCTAAGAAGCAGAAAAAGTATATTCATAATCGTGATCTCACTCTAAAACTTAATAAAGTAACTACTTAGTATCTAAACCTAAATAATACTATTTCTTAGTTTAATAATCTGATTAGCCCTTAATAGAACCACCGCTCAGAAGATTGCTACCATAATCACTCTCAAAACTCTACATGTCTAATTAAATGTTCTCAAATAAAGAAATGATCATATTGTCTATCTCTTTAGTTATTAAGTCATAAAAATTCACTTTACCTTATGAATCCTACAAAATTTGAGGTTTAACTTCGATCCATTCGTCTAACTACTTAGAAAAAGTTTTAAAATCACTGGATTCGCAAAAGCCAAAACCTAAATTTATATCTTATAACTAAGTAAATAAAGTTGCAATATCATTTGTCTTACAACTCACATTCCAAAGATCTACACTTCCCCTCGAAACTATATTATAAAGTAATACAGCATGAGCATCTCCGAATTAATCTCATAAATGTTAGAACAAGAAAATGCAAGATATGATACTTTTATGTCTAAGTATACCATATTTATCTTTTGGTATTGGTAATTTGCAGAATAATACTATAA